CCGCAGTGGTATTTAGGTAGGCGCATTTGCCCTCGGTGCATACTTCGGAAAGCGGATATTCGACGATTGCTGGTACGCGGTCGTCTTTCTCGCAAGAGTAGATTGGCTTTGTTACTTTAGGTAACAGGCGACGCATAACTTCAGTTTGGTTGCCTGCGGCGTCCGTGTCCAAATATCGGCTGGCTGGGTCCATCATAAAAACTCGGTCGTAATCATACGCCGATATTGCAGAGTTTATGACCCAGATTTCATCCCATTGCTTAGAGTTTTCCAGACCAATAATGAAATCAATCTGAGACGCCCCAAGTCCAATTATTGCTATTTTTTTACCTTTAAGCTCTTTTATCTTTTCCATTAAGTAACGCCCGTTCGCAGTAGATCATATCGATATTCATCTCGGCTCGCCCTGCCTTCGCTAGAGTTCTTCATTCTAGCTACCGCTTGGTTGAACCGAGTCTCGATGGAAGCTACGACGTCGGGGGTTTCTTTTAGGAATATAGCAGCCTCTGCCAAGGTGCCGTACAACAGCGCATCCGAATACTCTGTGGATAACAGCGTAGTTGTAGAGTCGTCGTTGCCCAGCGTGATGCTGTTGGGCTTGTGCAGATAGTGCAACTCTACGTCGTACTGTGCGCTCGGTACTGGCGCCAATGCAAAAGACGCCTGATCGAACAGGCTGTAATACTTAGGCCGCCCAGTAACTGTTGTGCTCGGGCTATACTCTTTTAAAAAGCTTGGATGCTTATACGTCAAATAATAATATCTGTCTGAATCAATAACAGCCAGAGAGAATGGCGCGTAAAAATCACTTGGGGTTGCCAGAAACCTGTTGTTCTGAGACAACAACCCAGTGACATTTTTTCTCTGCTCTGGAAGTTGAACTAACGAAAATATTCGATCTTCGCTCTCTCTGATAAACTCATCGAGGTTTGCGTTGAACGTCGTCTCGTCAACCTGCATGTAATTCTGCACAGCGGTCTTTAATGTTCCAAGCGTGAAACTCATGTTGTCGTAACTCCCACTGTGCCAACATTAGCACTCATTGCAAAAGTTTGCAACTTTGTGCCAAGCGGTCCATCTTTATAAGTTGAATACACCAAAAAATTTGCATAAAAGTCATTTCCATTTGAAGATGGATCTGGCCTCGGGTCCTTTAACGCCTGCGGATCTACCGCAGTCGGCTTTGGCATTAGCTGCGGTTCTTTGGGGGACCACTGGTCTGGACCTACCAGAAGGCCGTCCCAAGTCTTTCGCATGTCGCGCAGACGGTAGCGAAATCCAGTGATGTCGCAAACCCCGTATGCCAGCCTGTCAGATGCATAGGCCATTAGCTAAGATTGTAGCCGCGTAAGTCTGGAGCAACCCTAAACGAAACCCTATCTTGGTCTTGAGATAAAGCACGCTCAAACTCTTCCTCATAAAGCTGCTTGAGCATAGATACTTTTTCTGGCGCACGCTTCAAGGCAATGTAGTAAGCCAACCCGGCGGCAAGGCACGGATAGAACCGAAAAGGCATTTGCAGGGTATTGGCACCAACATCGGCATCATCCATTCTTGTCAGAGCGTTGATGTATAAAGAGTAGCTAGTTGAGCTCGGTACAGGCCACACCGTGATTGTGGGGGTGATTTGCTTGTCCACAAAATACTGGTTGGGCTTACCCGTCGTATTCTTAGTCGAAAGATTCCCATACTCAGATCGGCTCATTCGGCTCATCGGTACGTCTGTGACCTGAGAGCTAATGGTCTCACGCACAAAAACATCCAAGACGTCGATTGTCGCCGTCGGGTTTGTTGCGTCAATCGTGTAGACAGACGTCCCTTGGACCATAGGCAAAACCTTCTGCTGAATGGTCCACTGATTTAAACCGCGATTCGCCCACTCGGACAGCATTAGGTTCAGGCTTCGATTGGCCGACTTCAAGTCGTAACCAGTTCGTAGCTCCAAGCCACAGCGCTCGAATGCTTCTTCGACGTAATCAGCAACGTCTAACTCAAATGTCTTAGTTCCGCTTAAAGCCATTATGGTCGCCGTAAGTTATTTTTACCAATGTTAGGCATACCGCCGCCCTTCATGCCGACAGGCTTCATTGTACCACCACCCATCTTTCCTTGGGTCCTGCCGTACAGTCCGCAGTTCATGCTTGATGGTGGGCGCATTTTACCGGAGGCCGCGCCGCCCATGTTCATACCCATGGCTTTCTTTGCCGCCTTCTTTCCAGCGGTTGTGTATGGAAACTTTTTACCGTCTACGTTTGGCATTATCGTCCTCCTCGGTACATTGGGATTGGTCTTGGAGCCCCAGTCTTTACGGTGCTACCGCCGCCACTGATTGTTCTTGGGCCATTCATTTTAACTGGGTTTCCAGCGTTCTGCGCTTGCATGGCTTCTATTCTAGCCATAAGTTCTTCTCGATCAAAATTTCCTATAAAGGGATTGCTTGACATCTGCGCCATCAAAGATTCTGGGGTGGTTGTAGGCGCTACCGCTGGAGCAACGGCTTGTGTCGGGATGTTGAAGTTGCCCCCAAAGCCACCGAAATTCATGTTGCCCAGTCGCTCTCGCAAAGCCGCCAGTTCTTCGGGGCTCATCGTCATCGCAGGATTTGCCGCAGGAGCCGCTTGATTAGCCGCTACCCTTGCTTGCATCTCATCAATGCGGGCTTGCATATCGGGGACTTGGATATCTGCGACGTACACATCTTGCTCAACCGGCATTCCGTCAGGAATAACTTCCTCTATTGTTCCAGTGGGAGTGCTGGGCATTGGCACCATTTTATTAAAGTCTTCTCTAGCCGCGATCTCTTCAGGAGTTCTGGTTTCAATGTCGCTGGGATCTATTGGGCCAAAATCAACTCCGTAAGCCTCATCTACAGGCGGCACATAACCAAACCCTCGCTGATCGACCGGAGTATCTAACAGATACTGAAAGTCCGCATAAGGTGACGGTCCTGCTTCGGCTGGGGGTGGAGCCATTTGATCATAAAGCGAGCTATTTCCGCCGCCTTGTAATGCCGCCAACAAGTCCGAAATCCCGCCCGCTTGTGCTCGGGGTTGTTGCGGAAGTGGCGCTGGACGCATTGGCCCTTGATCAGTGAAGCCATCGAATAAGCCATCGAACAATCCCCTATTCATCGGTGGCATCGGAGGAAGTTGGGATTGTCTAGGCATCGGCGTTCTCATCGGAGAAAAAGGGTCAACAGGTCTTCTCGGCTGTTGCGGGAGATTGCCGCTCACTTGAGGAATCAAGGAAAATTGTTTTCTTCCGGCATTAGGTGCTTGTATCATAATAGATTACCAGTTTTTGCAAGACCAATAGCTTGGGGCAAATACATCCTTCTTCTTCTGCACCGAGTCGCAATTGTGCCTAGCCCGAAAGGACTTACGCCTTTCTGGTTGATTAACTTTTATTTTCATGTTCGGGTCGCCATATCTAACCAGCTTGATCTGATCGCCCTTTTTTGCCAAAACTTTAAACTTCTTTTTTCCACCAGAAGTTCGGACCTGCTTATTGTAAGCAGGAAAAGACTCACCCCTATAGGTGAGCCTTCCCGATTTGCTTCTTGTGACGTCTTTCGTCGTAGCCATTCTAGGCGTGGAAGACGGTCATGTTGGCGAAGTCAGCTACATCATAAAGCAAGAATATTCCGTCGGTAAACAAAATACCCTCGTCAGGAATAGTCACATCCCTGCTCACAGTAGCAGAAGCAACCGTTCCCAATTTTAATTGAGACGCGCCTGTACTGCCTGTGGTGACAAAATTTAAGATGCCAGCGCTTGTACTGCACACAATAAACGTGCCTTGCAGTCGAGCCCTTCCGCCATAAATGTTGATAGCCACCGCATCGGACATTCCGAGGCTTACATTTTGCGCTGGCTGAGCGCTAACAACCGCCCCACTTATAGTTTTAAAGTACAAAGAACCAACGACTGTGGCCGCACTCCCAAGCATAGTAAGCTCTTCAGACTGCGCGGCGCCATTGATGTCTGTGCCTGTGATAGTTGCTTTCTTGCCAACGTCGTTCGTACTGGTCGTTGTAACCGAAACTTTACGGGCACTAGCAAAAACTACCGCACCACCATCGGCGTCAGTGCCGTTAATAGTGAATGCGCCCGTTGGGCGTTGGTTGGCGGCAATCGATGCAACGTCAGCCGCATTTGTATCCGCCTCTACGAAAATCGCAGAAGCGTCAGAGCCAGTAAATCTTGAGCCCATGTCGCTTCTCCTAAGTTATCGTTCGATTGAGGCGATCACATAATCCAATGTCATGCTCTTAGCCGCCGCTGCGCCATTCTGAATGCCAAACGAAACGGTTAGATCTTCGTCGTCTGGAACATTTGTCAGAGTAGCCTGAGAGGCAACATGCACATCATCAACAAAGATCTTGAACGCACCCGCTCCGTCTTGACCGCCGTTTGGATCGTAGTGAAAAGCAACAGTGATAAAGGTATCGTCTACCATCACATGTATATCTTCGTTTGCCGTAACCGCGTTATTCTTCTCGATATTGAAATCAAGACCAGTGCCGCCGTCAATTTTGATGAAGTAAAGGCCATCGGTAGTATCAAGGGGTGTGGTGTCGGTGATTCCAAGACCCATAACGAAGTCACACTGAGTTGCGTCATTGACCTTAAATCGAGCCTTAAAGAAAAGATTCTTGTCGGCAACATAACGGAAGCCTTCGCCCTTCAACTGCAAGAAGTCGAGATCGTCGTCGCCTGCGTCGTTGAGGATCTGCAAAAGACCGCCAGAGCCAGATACTAAAGCCTCGGTAGCGTCGCCGCCGCCAGCCTCTGTAGTTGTGACCGTCCAATCTCCCGCCGTATAGGTGAAGAAGTCGTTTGTGTAGGTTGCGTACTTAAATGGATCTAAGTAAGGGTAGTCATATAGTGGATCGCCAACCGCTTGGTTGGACACGCCATTTCTAAAGTGTGTAGGCATAACAGTTCTCCAAAAAACCAGCGCGAAAATGCGCCATTAGCTACAGTGAGTCCCAAGTATAGCGCACAGTTTTTAGTAAAAATAGTTTATTTTATTTGTCCAAACACTTGCACAACGACACGATATGTGAGACTATAGATGTGTAGTCAATTAACAGCAGAAAGGGGAAAAAGATGAATAAAATTAAAGTTTATCACAGTGCAATGTTTGGTCGCCCAGATAGTGGATTTTCTTTGGTGGCAACAGTAAAAGTGCCTGAAGACATGGGTCTTATAAAAGCTCTTGAGTATGCCTTTCGCTGGACAAATAACGTAGCGGGGTCTTGGTCAAAAGAAGAGGTGTTATCTTACATGGATGAGTATGGTGACAACGTGGAAGAGACTAACGGGGATTACAACAAGGATGTCACTCCATATGACCTCAGAGACGATGGACTTGGCACCCGATCAACTTCAGTTGATGATCGAATGATTTTAAACGGTGTTGTTTACAAAGTATCTGATTGCGGATTTGAGGAGCTTGATCTAACTCCAGAAGAGATTAATGTTGACCTCTACAACCCTAAATAATTGATAAAAAAAGGGAGCCATAAGCTCCCTTTTTCGATTTACAGCCTTTGGGATTAAGCTCCCTGAGAACCGTAGATACCACGCCAGTCAGACCATGAGAAGCTATAACGCTCTCGGGCCTTGTAGCGAATGTTGCCGGTTGTGAAGTCTGGCTCCATCGAAGTCTCCATTGGAGTACGCTGGAACATTTTAAGACCTTCGCCGCTGTCAGTGACAGATGTCAGCAAGAAGAACGCATCGGGATCAGTCAGGTAATGATTGACTGTGTAGCCGCCGGGTAATACGCCGGTGTTCTTGATGGCATTGATGTCGTTGTCAGCAGTGCCCGAACGCAAAGTAGAGTTCAGGATGCGATCCGCCACAAATACTAACTGTGGTGGTACAACAAGCTTAGTGGCTTGAACAGAAACAGTCAGTCCCTTATCGTCGGTAAATGTGCTGATATCAATCAACGCATCTTCCAGAGACGTCTCATTCAGGTCCGCCATGGTGGTAGCACGGTTAGCCGCAACTCCGCCGCCAGCTAGTGGGTGAGCGGTGTTGATCATTGACACACCGTCGCCGCCAGTGAAATTAGCATTGAATGCGTTGTTTAGAATATCCGCACCCTTAACTTCTTTCGTGTTAGCCATTGAGCGAGCCAGCGCCTTGACGTAACGCTTGCCGAGGCTGTCGTAGAGGTTGTCTTCTACGGCTTCATCAGTAAGAGCAAAAGCCAGTGCAATAGTTTGATGCGTGTATCGAGCCGAGTACGACTCAGATGCATTATCAAAAACAACGCCCTGTCCTTCCGTCTTGGTTGGTGCTGATCCAAAGCCCGTAATTAGGACCTCTTCCTCGAATGCACGTTGAGAATCTTCAATAGCGTAGATCTCTTCGTACTCTTTTTCGTAACTGTCATAGCTCAATCCAAACAGGCTGTTTAAACCGGGCTCTAACTCTTTTGCTAATTGTGCTCTTGAAATAGCCATTCGTCATTCTCCTTTATGCTAAGCCAGCGCCTTTAACACCCATGATATGGTTTTGAATTACACACATAACATTGGTATTAGCGGTAGCTACGTCGCTGTTGGATGGGTCCTGACTTATGTCAATACATTTCAGGGGCAAAGTTGTTGCGGTGGCGCCTGTAGAAACAGCAAGCTCCACGTTGCTACGGCCACTTGCAGTGTCACCAACAGAGGCGCCATCGACAATATCAAAATTGCCAAAAAGGTCAGCTACTGGGAACGCGGCATTTGCCTGCACTTCAAACACAACATTAGCGTCGTCAATTACAAAAGCAATAATATCTGCGGCGGCAATGCCACCGGGATAGTAATTACTAAATACTTGCTCACCAGATGTTGGGTCAGTGTACTGACAACCATTAAAAACTCCTATTACGGGGCTAGTGTCAGAGGCAGGAAGGCGAGCTATTACACCACCTGTAAGCTGCTGAACTAGATCTCCATTAAAAATTGCACCAGCAAGACCTGACGCAATTCTATATCGAGACTGACCACCTGAATAGGGAGCACCACCCATCATACGACTGGGCTTCAAACCAAACGCGGCATCTTTATTAGCCATGTTATTATCTCCGTTATCGTCTTCCGAAAGTTACTTGGGAGCTTCTCTGCGGATCATACTTAACATAACGAGAGTCTTTCTGGGCGTCGCCAAACATTGTGTTGTCAAGCGCCTCATTAGCTTCGGCGGTCTTGCCTTCATAATATTCTTTGCGCTCAGCTATCGTTTCGTTAGGCATCTTCGCAAGAAGAAGTCCTTCGTTGTATATGACGCCAGCATGTCTGCCATTATCCATTGTCGGTAGAGTTTCTGCCCACTCGGGAGGAAGATCCGTACCACGAACCAATTCCCAACCTTCTCGAACTCTACGAGAGACATTACTTCTGTCTTCCGCTCCCAACATAGACTCCCTGATCCACCGATAGGTATAACCGGGTGGTGGCTCTGGGGTATCAAGCTTTCTTACTGGTCGCCACGGTTTACGGCGAGTCTGATTATCGTGCGTCGCACTTTCACGGTTTGTGCGGTTTGAGCTTTTAGGTGTCGTCATTATCGATTCTCCTTTGCTGATATTTTCTGCTTTTCTTTGGCTACGTGTTTTAACCACACATCCATAGTCATATTCGCAGGCTTTAGACCAGCAAGCCTTTCAACTTCTGAGTTACTAAAAGTCACTCCACTATTTTTTCGTGTTTGTTGCCGACCACTGGGTGCAGCGGAGGACGAAACTCTTTGCACGGCGGGTTTCGATCCATTTGTTTCGGCGCTTGATCCTACAAGACTAGGATATACTTTTTTAACTCTGTTATCCAGTGCCTGATAATATTCGTCGCTGTCGGCGTCAAAACCCTCATTTAAAAGGTTAAAGTGCGTAAAGTAAGCAAACTGTGTTGCCTGCAAATTTTCTTCGTTATCTTTGTCTCCGTACCACGAATTCTTTTCGTGCCATGACAAAGCTTCGGTAGTCGGGGCAACTTCCTGCTGTTGCTGCGGCTGCTGTGCTCGCGCCTGCTCTTGATAGGCTTGATACTGCCCTTGATCTTGCTGCTGAGCCTGCTGCTGGGGCTGCCGAGACTGCGCCACACGAAGGCGCTCTTGCTGGATCGCAATCTCATTTTTAAGATCGGTAGCCTTGGACATAAGCTCGGCGTCACCAGAACGAACTGCCTGACGATAAACTTCGTCGATCTGAGCAGTCTTGGCCTTTACAGCCTCTGCCTCTTTGACTAAAACCGTATTGCTTTGCTGCGTAGTCAGAGCTCGATACTGCTGAAGCTCCTGCTCTTTTTGCATCGCAATCTGTTCTAGTTGGGCGGCTCGTTGCTCGGTTTCTTTGTTCTTGGCGTTAAGCTTATTAATTCTCTTGCTAACCGACTTTGTGTAGTTCTCTAGCTCATCATCGGGGTTAACAGGGGTCCCAGACTCTTCGGGGGAGTCTGCAACAATCTGTATATCGATCTCTTCGGAATTTAAATTTTCTTGATCTGCATCAGTATTCATCGGAAGCTCACTATGTCGTCTGGGTTAAGAATTGTGCCAATGACCTCGTCGTCATTAATCATTCTAACTTCTGCGCCATCTTCAAGCTTAAATCTAGCGCCAGAATATCTCCCGATCAACACCCAATCCTTTTCTTTGCACCACGGCTTATCGCCGTACTTCGCCTTGTCTCCATAGCATAGGGGGCCAACCTTAACCACATACGCAACCACGGTGGCTAGAGCCTCCCTATCAAGGGTTTCTTTGGTTAATGCAATTCCGCCAGAGGTCATTCCCTGCCCAGTATATGGAAGAACAAGCATTCTCCATCCGGTAGGGGTTGGCATTCTCTCAACAAGACTTAGGTCCAGAAGCTCTGGATGAAGGGTCCTTTCGTCCCCTTCAACATAGGCGCTGTCAATATTAGATTTTTTAGCGGGGGTTTTGCTTAGATCGGTCAAAATTTATTTTCCTTATAAAAGTCAGAAATGCTCATTTCTACTAAGTTTAGCACTTCTAGCTGTCCTTGCAAACTTTTATAATGTTCTATATCTTTGAGCATACCGTCCATTAGTATGCCATTTATCGCTTCCCGCCTTTCTCTGATTGTCTTCTTAATAGAAGCAGAGAGGTCTAAATCATCCATTACGTCTTCTCGTAATAGTATAGGCCCTTGGTCGCGGCGCCGGTGCCTCTAGTCTTCATGCGCTTTACTTCGCCGCCCTTTTTCATTCCTTTGGCGGTCTTCATAGCAATAGCTACGGCCTGCGACTGCGGCTTTCCCTCACTACGAAGAGTCTTTATGTTTTTGCTGATTGATTTCATACCTTTTTTTAATGGCATTATTTATTACTCCTAACTATGGGCTTCCTTTTTGAAGCGGGCTTCTTTTTTGCAACAGTGTTTTTTTCTGGCTGATCTGAAGCCACGGATAGTGCAGCCTCCGCAATCGGCTTTGGTTTCGGCTTGGCCTCTTGCTTTGGCTCTGGGGCTTTTTCGCCCCGCATTCTGGCCAGCTTTGCTTCTAATCTTGACTTTGACGCAGCCTCTTCGTCGAGTGCTTCTTTAGCGTTCCACGCAGCTTTTAACTTTTCGGCCTGCCGCTCTAGTTTTTTTAACTTACGAAGGTCTTCTTGCTGCTGCAATATATAATCAGTTGTCATTGCTTACTCCCAAATTTTGCACCCATTTCCATGAGCTTTAAGTTGTTTTGCTGCTCTAGCCGTTTAAGGCCAAGATCTAGCTTGTCGTCTGCTACCTGCTTTTGAACACCCATTCTTTGCTTGGATATCTCTGTTTCTAGCAAAGTTTCATTTTGCTTGGCGGCCTGCTTATCCGAAAACTGCTGAGAATCTTGGTCTATTTCTTTGTCTCTCAAAGCAAGCTCTTGCTGTCGTATCTGTACGAGCGGATCAGTTTCGTTGCCCTGTCCAATACTAACCATTAGCTCCTGCGTAAGCTGAGCCAAGATCGGTGAGCTAAACTGCTCTTGCATCATTTGAATGTCTGCCTGAACCTGAGATGCCTGTTCTTGGGGTATCTGGCCAGACTGCATCATTTGATTAGCCTGCTCAATTTGCTGGACGGCCTCTGGAGGCATTTGATCCGCCGAAAGCTCAACAGCCAAAAACTGAAGATGCTGCATCATATGAGCAATAATTAAACCCTGCAATTGCGGCGTAGTCTTTACCACCTCCGTCAAAAACAAAGATCTGTGGGCGTCAATATGGGCCTGATGATTTTGCCCCTCAAAAGCCTGCGCCTGCTGGCCCATCATAAAGCCAGAGTTTTCTATGCCCGCATCAATTGGCATTGGCGGTGGTGGCGGTGGCGGCGGTGGCTGTATCAGGGAATCAACGTCGTCTACGCCAAGCGCAGCATACATGCGGCGATAAGCCTCATAAATTCCTTCTGGACCATGTATTTCTGGATTGCTTTGGACCATGGTCAGCAACTCTTGGGCCATAGTTATTCTTTGCGACTGCGAGAATATGTTTGGATCGGAAACTGGGATAACATCCACTCTTCCGTCAAAGTCTTCGCCCTTTATCTCTTGGGCGCCGCTGCCGGTGTTGTATGGGTAAGACGGTGGCAAATATTCTCCAAACACTTTTGCCAACAACTTAAACTCAAGGCGCTGCGAATAGTGCAGGCGCTTATGGATTGCGCTCATTACCTTTGTGCCGCGCTCCAGAAGAGCCACAGTGGTGCCGACTGGCATATTTTGCGCCGCATCACCAATGTTCATATCGCCAATACTTGCAAAGCGTTTGCCGCTATCAACCAAAAGCCCCAGCATTTGTACGAGGACGGTTGACGGCTCCTTGATCGGAAGCGGTATTAAATTCTCTCTTAGGGATGCGCCGGTGGTGTCGATGTCTCTGAACTCGCCCGGTTGCAGCGGCTCGTCCTCGTCTCGAATGCGCATTCCTCGCGCTTTAAATCCAGCCGGAAGGTTTGCCAAGGTTCCCGCATCAATAAGCTGCCGTAGTATGCTGGTTGCGGACTTAGATATACCACCAATCATATGGCTTAGACCGAGGCCATAAAAGCCAAGGCCCGGTAAAAACTTATACTGCACAAAGAAATTAATCTTGTTTTTCTTTATGTCGCCCTCAAGATAGTTTCTTCTGATAGAAAGTATCTTCTGGGATGACTCATCAATTGTTACGATGTACGGCAGCTTTAGGCCCGTCGGCTCTCCGTCGTCTCCTAGGTCTTCAAAGCCGGGTAGGTCCAGCACTGTGTGCGTCTCAAAGACCGTGTTATCTCTGTCTTCCTGATAGCTTGGCGACTGGCCTTCTATCTCATCAATTTGCTGACTTATGTCGCTTTCAGTAAAAGAAGTACCCCCACCAGTAAGCTCAATGTCAGCGTAGAATCCAATTAGCTGCTGCTTCTTGATTTCGTTTTTACTCATCTTCAAAACGTGCGTAACACGCTCCGCCGAAGAAAGATCAGTGGCCTCGTAAGGCACCACTAAATTTTCTGGGGCAATAAACTTAGAGAGGGCCCTATCTCTGGCTGTATCGTAATAAACCTTCTTAAATGCTGAGCCAGCAAGGGGAAGGTAGAACAACAGCATGTCTAGCTCTGGGTCGTATTCCTCCATTACATTCATAATGTAGAAATTCATAAACTCTTGAACGCGCTCAGCCTGCATCTCTACATCTGAGTTTCGAGTGCCGATAATCTCAGTTTTTACTGGGCCCTTGGCTGGAAGAAGCTCTTTATAGGCTTGCGCCTGAAACTGAGTTACTGCCTCTGCCAAGATAGGGTGAATTACGCCAGAGCTACCTTGGAACGGGGTGCTTCTGGTTTCGTCAAACTTCATGCCCAAGTATTTCAGGCCGTCGGTATAGGTCTTCTCCCATTCCGAGCGAGATTCTATGTCGGCCTGAATTGACGACAAGACATCGCTAGAAAGCCCCATGAGCTCTGACGAATCAAGAAAATCAACTAAGTTGGCGTTGAAGTCAGTTTGGATCATATCCTCAACAGCATTCATTTCGTCATCAACAAGAATTTCTTTCTCGGTAACCAAAATTTGTGCCGCATTCTTGATTAGGTCGGACCTGTCTGGCTCCTGAAACACCTCTACAGAATTTCCTGTATTAACTATTTCGGGTGTGCCTAGATCTCTTCTCTCAATAGCCATTAGTAATACACCGTTCTATTTTGTGGGAGCAATTTTACTTCGTCCATATAATCACTATCCAGATTTAAAAACCCGCCTTGGCGGAATCTCATCAAAGCCATTGTTGCAGAGTCAGTATAATCGTCATGCTCTGCAAATGGAAAACTTGCCATTTCGTCAATCACCTCTTCGGCGAATGTTTCGTCGGGAGCCCAGACCATCCCCGACTCAAATATTGGCGCAACGCTATTCATTCGCGCTATTTTATCCTGACCCCTGCTGGGGGTATAGGCGGTAACTGGGATTCCCATTCTCCTTAACTCCTGAGTAAGTGGCGTTCCAGAAGCCTTGGCCTCAATCAGAACGCAATCTGGCTCCCAGTATTGATACTCATCATACGCTAATTTTTTCAATTCTGGAAAGTCAAGGCGCACGCGCTTGGCGTCAAGCAGTATAATTTGATCTCCGCCTTCAGGAACGGGCTCAAAAACAGCCCAAGTTGTAATGGCAGAGTAATCCGCCGTTTCTTTTTTACTAAATGCGGTGTCGTAGCTTTGTATAATGTAAGAGTAGGCCGGAACAACTTCAGAATCGTATACGTTCCACCACTCTCTTTTGACTATGGCCCCAGAGGCTGCGGTAGGATTCTGCATCCATTGGGCATTCCATTTTGAAAGGGGCAGCGATGCTTTGACCGAAAGCAGTTCTTCTTTCTTCCAGAAACCGGGCCATAGGGGCTCGTCTGTCTCTGGCATGATCGCTGGAAACTCTACAACGTCCCATTGGTCGGCGTGCTCTTCTCCCTGACGCTTTAGGACCTTACCTACAAGATCTTTAGTGCTCCAACGAGTCATTACTATTATGATTATGCCGCCCGGCTGTAATCGCTGTCTTGGACCAGAGGTATACCACTCGTAGGCCGCATCCATAGCGCTGGGCGACATTGCATCTTGCTCAGAATGGGGGTCGTCAATAATTAGAAGGTCGGCGCCGCGACCCGTAATTGCTCCACCAACACCGGCGTAAAAACTTTCTCCCTCTTGATTTGTAGTCCATCGACCCGCGCTTTTATTGTCTGATTGTAATTTTAAATCAGGAAAGATGCCTTGATAGTCTTCGCCATCAATTATGTTTCGTACCTTACGGCCAAAGCGCACGGCAAGCTCGGCGGTGTGCGTTGTTTGAATGATTTTTAAGTTTCCGCGCAAACCCATCATCCAAGCGGGAAAGAATGTGCTGGCAAACTCCGATTTGGAGTGTCTGGGAGGAAGGCAGACTATTAGTCTTTTTAGTTTTCCTTGGGCTATTTTATTAAACTTCTCGCCAATAATCCGATGGTGGCGCCCCTCAATAAACTCTGGCCACATATGCTTAACAAACTTAATAAAGTCGCCTTGGCACTCTTCTTGTTTTTCTAGGCTTTTGTATCTATTTAGCAGCGACTTTGCTTCAATCTGCTCTTGCTCAGACAATACATCAAAGTCCTTAAAGACCAGCGACTCAGACATGGTCCCACTCTTTTCCCTGCCACAGCAAAGCCTCCGCCTCCCTACGCCTAATAAGGCCGTCCAACACTTTGCCGCCAGCCCTATTCCAGCGTTTTATCTGGTGAGGAATATCACCACGACTGCTGTCAGTATTATCATTAATGCGACGCAAAAGAGTAGACTCTTTAAGGTTACCTCCACCAAGATTGTATACCCAAGAAACGAGCGCATCGAATTCATTTTGCTTGAGAGGTACGTTGACTTGCTTGTGTATAATTTTTTCAAATCTATAAAGATCGTCTGCAAGTAAAGATTCAGCCTCGTCTTGCGTACAAGCATCTCCCTCCTTAACTCCCTTAGTCGTTCCAAAGCCAATCGTCCATACGTCAGCGCTGCACTGATAAGCATCTAATTTACACCCCTCAAATTTTTTAATGAGGGCGATTCCCTCTCCGCTAGTTTTCATTTTTCTCGACTCACTTTTTTAATCTTCTCTACGGAACGCATAGTGCCTAGCCCAAGCATACCTAAGAGCACGGGCATCATTTCAGACATCTGAAGTAGGGGGATGGTTATCTCACTACCAGCAATAGCTAAAGCAAAGTTGCCCATTGGAATTAAGATGTAATTTGAGGCCATGCCGATTACAGTCACCCAGCCAACTGCTGGGCGCCATCCAGCGACGAACATGGATTTTGAGGCCGCTTCGACTTTATTGACCTCCAACTGACCCTTGGCGAGTTCTTGAGCATGGCGCTCGGACATGGTGGCAATCTCATGTGCCAAGGCGTTTTTGGTGTCTTTATCTTCTATGAATTTGTCGAGTAGGCCAGAGACTGGGCCTATAAGCGCTTGTAGCATAACAACTCTCCTATTTTGACCAGTGTACACAATTAAGCACTGTTTAGCACTTTTACATTTTACTTGCGCGTCATGTAGGCCGTGGCGCCAAAAAACATGCCAATTATGCTGGCTTGGGATAGGAATAACATGTCACTTAAAGACGCTATAGTTTCTAACCTAGATTCGGGTATAAAAGGCATTATAGGAAGAAGCGCGTAGACGCACATAGAGATCATAGCCACCCACGCCATCTTTCTCTGGCTATCGGCCTTTTCCTCCCTGATGGTCTGATCAACCATTTCGGTATGGCGGGCAATCTCTTCGTCAGTAACGACGCCGTCTTGATCCAAATCAAAATCAGCGTACTTGCTTTCTTTTTCTAGTCTTTTTGGTGACATTACTTTTCAAAAATCCTAATAACTTCCATGGCGTACCAGCCCCCTGCGCCAAGGAGGGCAAGAAATAATACCCCAAGAATGTTTTTTATCATCTCATCGCGCTTGGTTATAGCCCTGTTCTTGGCTAAACGAGCCTTCTCGCGGCGCTGTTTGTCTTCCATAAGGGATTTGTGTTGAATAGAAAGCATGTCGCGCCATACTAGGCGGGGGGTAATTTTCTTGAGTTCTTTCTCTTTCTCTCGGATGTCATTTTTAACCCAAGCAAGCTCAAGAGCCTCTTCCTGAGTGATAATGTGGTGTCCTTCGCTTACTTCGGATTCTATCTGCTCCACAGCCGCCTTGCTTTTCGTCAGGCCGTCAAAAACACCAGTCAATCCCGTAAGGTGGCTGCCGCTTTCTTTTACTGTAGATATTCCATCATTAAGCGCCTTGAGTATCCCAACTACGGCGGAAATTTCTGCGATCATTCAAACTCCTACGCAGGCATCCACTTAAACAAAGCTATCGCGCTTATAATAAACGGATACATGCTAAACATTATCAACTCAAGGCGATCAAACCTTTTAGTTCCCGACTCAAGACGCCTTTCTATGTTCTCGTATCTTAGACTGCACTCTTTTTCGTGCGCCTCCAGTTTTACTATTGTTTCCCTTACTGTAGACAATTTATTGCTCCGTGGGGGCTCGCTGTAGAAGATTAAGAATAGCCTTTGTGTCAGACCTTACCTCTGACAAGTCCTGAACAGCGTTGTCAATCTGAATCTCAGTACGAGTCATCTGTTGCTGTAGCTCAGAAACGTCTTCTTCAATTTCTTCAACTTGCTCTGCCACCTCTTCAATATCCTCCGCATTCTCAGACGCGGAAGCTTCGAGGCTGGCATAGCTAAATATAGCACCCGCAGCAACAACTACAACAGGCAGCAAACTTAATAAATTATGTGTCTTAATTTCCATTGACTACACCCTTAACTCATTTAGAAACACATTCCGCCCCAAGTCACCCACTGGAAACGTA